AGAAACGAGCAACTTGAAATGCGCTATCAAGACGCTTTAATGGATTTATCAAAAGAGATTGATAAGCGCAAGAAAGGCATAGTAAGAGATTACAGAAAAGATAAAGACAAACTTCGTCTTCAAATCGAAAACACTTACGGATTTACTTATGTTCCCTAGCATTTTATTATTTACCACACTAGCCTTCGCCGGTTCTGAATTTACTTTTGTAGATCAGGGCGAGCGTTCTCCAATAGAGGGAGTCGTATTCAACCCTGACGCTCTATCAGAAATCCTCGTAACACCAGACAGACTCAAGCAAGAGTGCGAGATTGAATGGACGAGAACAATCGAGAAAAAAGAAAGCGAGTTTACCCTAGAACTAGAAAAAGAAAAGATTCGTTACAATGCTCTCAACCAGAAGCACACGACAATGGTGATCGAAAAAGACACCGAGATTGACGAACTACAAAAGATTATCAAGAAGCAATCACCAGCCTACAAGTGGATGTGGTTTGCGATTGGAATAGCAGCCGGTGGTGCTACCTACTACGGGATAGACCAAGCAACCAATGTCAACAATCCATAGAATTATACCACCAATTAGTGTAGTCACACCTTTGGGAGAAGGCTGGGCTCATTTTCTTATTGATTATGGGCATGATTGGAATAGTTGTTGGATCGTGCAAATTTATGACAATGGGCAAATTAAACATTTTGATTCAAACGATGTTAGAGTAAGAGGGAACCCGACTTATGCCACAAAAGAACCGGGACCTGTTGTGTCAGATAACACAAGCGGAAACTAATCTTTTGGATCTACTTTTAAATCTTTTAGATTATGCTTTGACCATTTGTCGAAATAGGGAGTGGACCAAAGTGATTGCTCTCCTTTCTCGACTGCTCCTCTTGTTGTGATAATGACTAGCGGGCAAGGCGCATTTCTTGTTCTTGTGCCCCTAACGTTAAAAGGGTCTTGTGGGTGGATGTACACAAGCCATAGATTATCGTTTGCTTCATTGAATTCGTCTTCAAACAATTTTGCTTCCTTGACGGAGTTCTTTGGTTTCTCGTCATAAGCGATAATAGTCGAGAACCTGTCAAAATTATTAAACTTGGCAACTGACTCAACGGTGCTTAGGTTTGTTATGTCTGTTTTTACAAATAGAATTTTTCTCTTTAATCTTTCTTTTCTGGCAAAAGGACAGACGGGAAGGTTTCCAAAATTTCTATTTTTTACCTCCACAAACTCCATAGACCATTGTAAGATAAGATCCAAATAGTGTTCCATAAACTAAGTAGGAATAGAATGAGCAAAGACCCAGATTACATCGTTAAGGTAGAGCAAGCCATCGCACAGAAGTATGGCGACGAAGCAATTCAAAATCCCAAGGCAGAATGGGACGAGAACAAAGAGAAAGTCTATTTGGAACAGATGCGAGAACTCTACAAGAAACAAAAGAAAAATGACGCTGCCAACGATAAAGTAGAACTAAATGGGATAAAGGTTTCAAGAAAACTACTTAATAGAGAATCCAAGACAGGATGTCCTGTTTGTGGTTCGTTCTCGCACTCAACCAGAGATGATGTCTCGCTTGTAAAGTTTGAATGCTGCTACAAGTGTTACATCAAATGGGTTGAAGGAAGAGAAGAACGCTGGAAAGAAGGATGGAGACCAAATGAAGGCTAGTGAATTAAGAGAGCTAATTAGAGAAGTTCTTGCTGAGCAAGAAGATCAGATGAAACTTCAAACTGGCTCTAAAACACCACAGGCTCTTAAGGCTGACATTTTAGATACAATCAAGAACATTGATGTCGAGAAAATAAAATCACAAGAACTTATGTTCTTGAACCAGATGATTGGCAAAATGTTTGAACTTGCCGCTGATGGTGATCTTGTAAAGGGAAGAATGTCTATCGAAAGAGGCTTTAATTTGATGTCCAAGGGCGTTCCAGAAGAACCACAGCAAACAAACGAAGGGCACCAAATGATGGGTGGCATTGACGATGATGACCACGAAGTCCACATGGCTCTATCAGACCTTCACAAATTAGAAGAATACGCCCCCAAGGTCTCCCAACTCGCTTCACAATACTCTGATCTACCCGGCTGGGTTCAGGCAAAAATTACTCTTGCTGCCGACTATTTAGGTAAAGTCTACCACTATTTAGATGGCAAGCACAACAAAGGAATGGAATAATGGCTACAGTTTACGAAATCGTTCAGGCTCTATCACAAGCCGCAGCAAACGCTTACGACGGAGCGCACGACGCAGACGGCGAAGCAATCAAGGCAGGACTTAAGAGAGAAGAGGGCAACCCTCTTATTGATAAGCGCGTTATGGACGGCTTCGGTGTCAAGTTCCACGGCAACATGATGACCCTTTCTTACCAGTCAGAGGTCCAACTCAAGGAAGTCTATGCTAATGGCTTCGAGTCAGATGTTGAATCACAGATGAACGAGATCATCAAGTTCCTAAAGAAAGAAGCACGCAAACTAGGCGCTGGCTCTGTGTCTCTCACCAAAGAAGGCGAGATTGACATTCGCGTTGAGAACTCATCCCGCGTCCGCTCTTGGGTCACTGCTTGCATGACCTACAAGATTGGCGGAATGGAAGAGGTTGCTGTTGTTGGCGAAGCCACAGAAGACAAACTCGCTGCTGGCTGGGAAGCCTTCATGAAGCAGGGTGGTTATGGTAAGCGCGCCCCTAACGACAAGAGACCCGCAAACTCTGGCAAAAAAGAATAAAGAAAGATGAATGCCAAAGTTAACGAAACAACAAATACTGAAAGAAGTCGTTAAGTGTGGTAAAGATCCTTCTTACTTCCTAAAAAACTATGCCCGCATCTCTCACCCGATGCACGGGCTTATGTTGTTTAAGACATTTGATTATCAGGATCAACTACTAGACGACTTTAACGACTACCGCTTCAACATTATCAACAAGGGTCGTCAGTTAGGTATCTCAACGATTACTGCTGGCTACATTGTCTGGATGATGCTGTTTCATCGTGATAAGACCATTCTTGTTATGGCGACCAAGTTTGAGACAGCAGGTAACTTGGTCCGAAAAGTCAAGAACATCATGAAGAACCTTCCTGACTGGATCAGGATCGCAAACATTACAACCGACAACCGCACGTCATTCGAGTTGTCCAATGGTTCTTCTATCAAGGCTGCCTCCACCTCTGGTGACGCTGGTCGTTCCGAGGCACTATCGCTTCTCGTTCTTGACGAGGCTGCGCACATCGAGGGTCTAGAAGACTTGTGGACTGGTCTTTATCCAACACTATCAACCGGTGGTCGTTGCATTGCGATCTCCACACCAAATGGTGTTGGTAACTGGTTCCACAAAACCTGCGTAGGTGCCGAGACCAATGAAAATAACTTCAATCTCACAACGCTTATGTGGGACGTTCATCCCGAGAGAGACGAAGAATGGTTTAAGAAAGAAACCAAGAACATGTCCAGAAGACAGATCGCTCAGGAGTTGGAGTGTAACTTCAACACGTCCGGTGAAACTGTTATTGATCCAGAGAACATGGAATGGATCATGTCCAACATTAAAGAGCCAAAACACAAGACAGGCTTTGATAGAAACTTCTGGTTATGGGAAGAGTACGATCCAAGTTGCAACTATCTCATGTCCGCAGACGTTGCACGAGGCGACGGCGCAGATAGTTCTACATTCCATATTCTGAAACTTGAAACGATGGAGATCATCGGAGAGTACATGGGTAAACCAACACCTGACCTCTACGCCAACATGCTAAATCAGGTCGGTAGAGAGTTTGGTAACGCTATGCTCGTCGTAGAAAATAACTCCATTGGTTACACCGTCATAGATAAATTAGTAGAGTACGGCTACCCCAATCTCTATTACTCTATCAAGTCCACACACGAATACATTGACCAACACCTTGGCGAACACAAGTCGGGAGCAATTGCTGGTTTCTCAACTACAAGCAAGACCAGACCTCTCATCGTAGCCAAGTTAGAAGAGTTTATGAGAAACAAACTAGTTAAGACGTATTCTTCGCGTTTGGCAAACGAGTTCCGCACTTTTATTTGGTACAACGGGAAGCCACAAGCTATGAGGGGTTACAATGACGACTTGGTAATGGCTCTTGCGATTTGTTGCTGGGTTAGAGACACAGCCCTTCAATCAAACGCCCGAGACCTCAACTACCAGAAGGCATTCGTAGACGCCATCATGACTTCGAGAACAACCCTAAACACGCAGATAAAAGGACAAATTGGCTACACAGGCGAAGACACAACTAGTAAAATGAACGAAGCAAAAAAATTATATTCCCAATACATGTGGATAATTAAGTGAGAAAATAAATGGCACCCCGAAACCCAAAACAAGGCAACAACCCAGCGAATAGAAATTCCCAGTTATTCAGGTCTCTTACTCGGTTGTTCTCTGGTCCTATTATCAACTATCGCTCCGAGTCTGGTCGTAAGATTCGTAGACAGCACCTTGACAAGTATTCTACAAGATTCAAGTCAGCGTCAGGGCAGCAGTTTAAGAAACAATCCTACAACCCACTAGACACAATCGCTGCAAATGCTATCGCAAACCAGCGTCGCTCAGAACGCTACATTGACTTTGACCAAATGGAGTACATGCCTGAATTAGCGTCTGCTCTTGACATCTACGCAGACGAGATGACCACATTCTCTGCTCTTTCTCCGATGCTAAACGTCAAGTGTCGCAATGACGAAATCAAAGCTGTTCTCAACATTCTTTATCACAACATCATGAACGTAGAGCACAATCTCTTTGGTTGGTGCCGCACAATGTGTAAGTATGGTGACTTCATTCTCTATCTTGATATTGATGACGAGATTGGGATTAAATCTACAATCGCTCTTCCCCTACAAGAAGTTGAGAGACTAGAGGGCATGGACGCTACAAACCCCAACTATGTCCAGTACCAGTGGAACTCCGCAGGAATGACCTTTGAGAACTGGCAGGTTGCCCACTTCCGCATTCTTGGAAACGACAAGTATTCACCCTACGGCACATCTGTCCTAGAGCCAGCACGACGCATCTGGCGTCAGTTGACCTTAATGGAAGACGCAATGATGGCTTACCGCATTGTTCGCTCTTCAGAACGCAAGGTGTTCAAGATTGACGTTGGCGCTATTCCTCCACAAGAAGTCGAGCAATACATGCAGAAGATTGTGTCCCAGTTGAAGAGACACACAATTGTTGATAAAGACACAGGTCGCATTGATCTTCGTTACAACCCACTATCAATCGAAGAAGACTACTACATTCCTGTCCGTGCTGGTTCTGTAACCGATATTCAAAACATTGCTGGTGGTCAGAACACAACACAAATTGACGACATCAAGTATCTCCGCGACAAAATGTTCTCCGCTATCAAGATCCCACAGGCTTATCTCACAATGGGCGAGGGAGCACAGGAAGATAAGACTACACTAGCGACCAAGGACATTCGTTTTGCTCGCACCATTCAGCGCCTACAACGTTCTGTTATCCACGAACTAGAAAAGGTTGGAATTATCCACCTCTACACACTTGGCTACAGAGGCGAAGATCTTATGAACTTCAAACTCGCTCTCAACAACCCAAGCAAGATTGCGGAACTACAGGAACTAGAACACTGGAAGACCAAGTTTGACATTGCTGCCGCAGCAACAGAAGGCTACTTCTCACGTCGTTGGGTTGCCGACAACATTTTCGGAATGTCTCACGAAGAGTTCCTACGCAACCAGCGCGAAATGTTCTACGACCGCAAGCACGACACAGCCCTTGAGGGCGTTGCCGAAGCAGCCGCAGGCGGCGGCGGTGGAGAAGGCGGAGGTGGTCTTGATCTCGGCGGTGGTGACGAAGGCGGTGGCTTAGACCTCGGTGGAGGCGACGAAGGTGGCGGTCTTGATCTAGGCGGCGACGAAGGTGGTGGTGAAGAAGCAGGAGGCGGCGAAGAGTCCGCGCTCCTAGCAGCACCTCCCGGCTCTCGTCCTTCACCGCGTCTAGCTCCAAGCAAAGAAAAGAGAGCTAGAAAAGGAAACGTTTACACTAAGTCAAACTGGAAGGGCGCTAAATACCAACAGGTAGCAACCGATAAGCGACCCGCAGGTGCTAGAACAAGAAACTACAGCAGTGTTTCAACACCCGAAATGAACACCTACAGAACTAACAACCTTGGCGCTTCAGAACTAAGATCACTAGCCAGAGGCATTTATGAGGAGCAAGACCCTATTTACCTCAGAGAACAGGAAGAGGAAACCTCTCTTCTTGAAGTAAACAACTCAGTCAAGATGCTAATTGAATCTTTGGAGAACAAGGTTACGGAGACCAACAATGAAGAATAAACATAATAAGAAGAGGAACACAGCCTTCGTTTTTGAAGCCCTCGCCCGCGAAGCAACAACCGCAATTATCAAGGGCGATCAGGAACGGAAAGCAAAAGTTGTCTCTATCGTTCGCAAACACTTTACAGGCGACTCTCTTCTAAAGAAAGACCTTGAGTGCTATCGCTCACTTTACGAAAACCAAGATCTTGACGAGAACACAAGTCAAAAGATTCTTGAAGCAGTAATGGCGGCAAAGCGCCTCATCGATCCCGATGGTCTTTTCAAGCAGCAAACCGAAGTCATTAACGACATCAACAAGGAACTAACTCCTGCTACTTTCAACAACTTTGTTCCCAATTACAAGTCTCTCGCTACTATCGCGAAAATGTTCAACACTGACTCACCAAAGCAAAAGGTAATGCTTGAGTCAAAGATCCTTGAAGGAATGGTAGGCAAACTACAGGAGCAGAACCTTGAACCACTTGACTCACTTACATTCGTGACTTTCACCAAGAAGTTCAACGAGAAATACAACGGCTCTTTGCTCCGAGAACAAAAAGAACTACTCAACCACTACATCTCTTCTTTCTCTCACGACGAACTTGAGACCAAGATTTACCTCAACAGAGAACTCGGCAGATTAAAGCAGTCTCTATCAGAGGCAGTCAAGGTAGAAGAGATCGCTAATGATCCAGAAATGGTCAAGAAGACCAACGCTGTTAAGGAACGTCT